CAAGCTTTTTCGTTTGTCGTCTGAAGATTCGATTCAATTCGATTCGATCAATTCGATTCGAATTTCATTTTTTGCTTGCGTCTATTATCATTTTTTGATATGACAGTATCAATATTAGCATTATGCTGATATTGATCATGATAAATACTTGATTTTATTGTGGTCTTGCTCTTTTCCCCTTCGTTTTTTCCTACCTTGCCGTGGATACTGTCCCGTTTTCAGGATAAGTCCGGTTTGGATAGGTTTCCTTCCTTTTGGAATTGGAAACCGGTAAGGAATCCCCAGTAATCTATAGAGATATAGCCTCTTGGGATACCCTGTTCAAATACAGCATGGTACGGCATAATGACATATCTAACATTGTTGGATATGCGACCATCCGCAAGATGGTTCCCGTCTCCATTGGATATTGTTCCAATGTGGATAGTTCTTTGACAATTAGGGATAGTTGGAGGAACAGCGGTATATACGAGTTTTCAGTATGGACAGCCGCAGGCATAGAGAAGGCGGATAGCATCCTACAAAAGTTATTGAGCGGATAGCAAAATTGCTTTTGTATAGCTAACATATTGAAATAGTTACGATATATTGCATCGGGAATCACTCAATTATCCAATTGCCTTGTTCAATTGGATAATGAGTTTGTTCTCTTATCCAATTCCAATTTGTTTGTTTTGTTAAATCTGATTGGAATTGGATATAACATGGTTGAATTTATACCATGTTGGACATCTACTATCCTGAATCGCCCATACTATAGATGGGTACTTGTAGTGCCCATCTATAGTATATCCCGCATAAAAAAGCATATATAATTATACAAGTTTTTGTATAATTAGATATGCTTTTTTTGTTTACTTCCTTATCCAAAAAAAGGAGGATACAATGAAGTGGTATTTCGTTGTGAGGAACAACCGGGGTTGGGAGATGTCCCTAAAAGTTCGTAAGGGGGACATAGTGGTGGGATGTTCTGATTCTCCCAGAGAAGGGGGGATATTATGTAAAGAGTGTAGGTACAGGAAATGTCCCTACAAAAAGTTATGCAAGTAGGAATGGGGGATAGGAAATAAATCCTATCCCCCCCATTTTTTGGTACAAACCTTTGTTGGATAATAGGAAGTACTCAGATATTGGATGCATTGGATAATACCAAAAGGATGTGTAGGAGAATGTCTCCTATCCATCCTTTTGTTGTTATCTATCAAAAGAGAGGAGGGATGCTGCTATATCCTACGTTAGGCTAAAAATGCACGTACTACATTCAAAAAATTGGATTGTTCTCCCTAACTATCCAATCTTTGAAATGTTTGTATATGTATTGCAATCTAACGTAGGGAAAACCTTGGATATAAGACGATGTATCCAAGGGTTTTTATTATTATTGTTCCTATAGGTATAGCTATAGGACATCACTTCTAACATAAACTATCCAGCTATACATGGATAGGGAAAGGACAGTATGTGTATCATAATTTCTAATTGGGGAGCAAAGAACATAGAGGAGGATATCCTCAAAAATAGTTGGGACAACAATGATGATGGCGCAGGGATAGTGTACCTGCAAAATGATCGTTTGTTTATCCAAAAAGGAATAATGACGTTCCAAGATTTTTTGGAGATGTATGGTAAAGTGAGGATGTTTCCTCATGTTATACACTTTCGAATCGGAACGTCTGGAATGGATGCAAGAGGATGTACGCATCCATTTCCTATTTCCAAAAGTTGTAGTGTGCTCAATACTTGTTCCTATTCCACAAATGGGATTGTTCTTGCCCATAATGGAATATTGGGACATGGTGAAGGCGCTTTGTCGGATACACAAGTATTCGTGAGAGACTTTATGTATCCGTTGTACAAAGTAATAGGGGATAAGATCATGTCCAATAAGTACGTAAAGGACTTGATCGAGTCTCAGTTAAAAGGAACAAACCGAATAATCCTGGTACATCCGAAATTTGGAGTCAGGATATTCGGGAAAGGTTGGATAGAGGAAGAAGGAATCTTCTATTCCAATCGATCCTTCTCATACAATTTTATGTTGGATTTTTCGAAATCCGACAACTTCGGTTTCTGCGAATGTAGTATATGCGGAGACCTGTATCGAGAAAGGGATTGGGATAGATTCTTATTCAGAATGGATGAGGACGAAATATCGGAATTGGATACAATTTTAGATGAAGTGTGTCCCAAGTGTTATTATGACATGGTGGACACTCCTACAAAATGGGAGGATAAACTATGACAACAATAATAACACGTGTTTTAGGGATATTAATACTCATCGGTTTTTTATTCACAAGAGGAGGATGAAATGACAAACGAATTGGATAATATGGTAGAAGAAGTAGTAGAAGAAGTAGTAGAAGAGGATGAAGAGACATTCCGTTGTGTGGGATGTCACACAGATGTTTTGGACGAGGATGTAGCTATCCGGTTGGATAGCAATCTCGTCATTTGTTCCTCTTGTGAGGAGGATTTTGATTTTTGTCCTGACTGCAGGGAATATTACAGGAGAGAGGATATGCACCTCCACTGTGCGGAATGTGGGGGATTGATTGAAAGTGATTGGGACATTGGGATTTCTGGAGGGGGTACCGATGCTCCCCATAATTTGTGTGATGATGAAGTATTGTGTATATCCTGTTCTGACAATTATTTCTTCTGCGATTATTGCAGAAGATATGTCCACAGGGACGACGATCATTACCATTGTCCGCAATGTGGGACGCTCCTCCTCGATGAGGGGGATATTTGTCCCAATTGTGCACGAACACCGGAATCGGATGGGTTGTACCATGTCAATCCTCCCATGCACTACTTCTATCTCGAAAACGACCCAATGGGACGGTATATTGGGATAGAGTTAGAGTTTGAAGTGGATGTCGAGGATGACGAGGAAAACAGAAGGGACTTAGTAGATTGGTTTAAATCATCCAAATTTTCCTATTATTTCTGGCTGAAATCGGATGGTTCCCTATCCTCAGAAGGAGGAGTTGAATTATGCAGTCATCCAATGACTTGGGATTTTTGGAGAACATACGGTTTCCAGTTATTGGGAGATTTGATTGAGGAATTATCGGATAGGGGAGCATCCGCATGGAATCAAAATAAGTCCACATGTGGTATCCACCTGTCGTTTTCCAACGACTGGTGGGAAGGATCCCACCATTTAGGTCGTACATGCAGGTGGATATATGAACACAATGGGTTTATACGTGCTATCTCCTGCAGAAAGTGTGAACAATTGGAAAGGTGGGCAAATCCCAAATATTATTCTAATAAATGGGATGCATATAAAACTGGGGTAAAGAGATATGCTCCCACGAGATACCTTGCTCTCAATCTCTCCAATAATAGGAGAGTGGAGTGTAGGATATTTCGGTCTTCCTTAAATATCGAGAGGATAAGGGCATATTTTGAGATAGTAAAAGCAATCATATCTTTTACGAGAGATAATGTAGGATGGAAAGCCGATATTCCATCCTTCTTTGCCTTTGTAAACAAGCAAAGGGGACAGTATCGGCATATCCTCAAAAAATATGCCAAAACATTTGAAGAGTATATATGATTTAGGAAAGGACAGGAAATGGACTTTCTACTTTTGATCATAGGAATACTAATTGGATTATTGTCCGGAATAAAATCGTTATCCTACATCCTGAAAATGGATTAGGATAGATTATTAAAGGCAAACCTCTGGACGACGGAGATATCCAAGTTTGCCAAACCTGCGCACCGCTCGTGGCCGTCCTTGATGTGTGCAAAATTTAGGAGAAGAGAATGGAAACAACAATTATCGAAACAATCCGTTTTATCCAAGGTAATTTTGTCCGGCAAATTTATGTTGGACAGGAAGATGTTCTCCTGATGAAAATTAGGGAGGATAATAAGGGACTTATTTTTGGGGAGGATATCCAGTTGTATAAACTGGAGCCCAGAGAACGGGAGCCCGAAGTGTGGGATCATGCATATCTTTGGGATAGCGGACATTGGGAACCTATGCACTAATTGGATAATCCACCATCCTGTATCCACTATGGATACAGGATGGTATCCGGTGTCCACCATCCTGTATGGATATAGGATGATGTCCACCATCCTATATCCAATGTCCAATCGTCCAACCTATATTATCGGATGATTGGATAAACAAAACGTCTTTTCAAACACCGGACATAAAAGAAAACTATAGGAACCACATTTAGCATTTGAAATCAATCCCAGGAACCACATTTAGCATTTGAAATCAATCCCAGGAACCACATTTAGCATTTGAAATCAATCCCAGGAACCACATTTAGCATTTCATTTTGTTTTTTAAATATGTTATGAAAAATATGAATTTTTTGTTGACAAAAAGAAAATTGCCTGATATTTTTTCGACAAAAATGAATCTGACTCTAACAGAAAGGGGGAAAACGCCAACAAACAAAATAAAATAAGATTGGATAAATACTCAAAGTAAGAATTTGACAAACCAGGAACTAAAACCCAAAAATTAAAAAGGAGGATATTATGAGTAGATTTTATGGAGATTTAAAAGGAGATAAAGGAGAGACAACGCGACGCGGATACAAAACCATTACCTCTCATGTGAGGGGATGGGATTTTGGAGTTCGAGTCACTGGATATATCAATAATGATGGAGAAGATTGCTTCTACATCGAACTTACTTCTGGTTCCAATGGAAATGGGAGAAATAAATTCCTTGGAAATTTTACCAGAAAAGATTTGGGAGAATAAATCAATTTGGGGGATACAATTTCGATTTAGTATCCCCCAAAAATACAAGGAGGATTAAATGATATGCAGAATATGTGTCCACTATCATAGAAAAATATGCAAAATAAAGCAAAGGGAGATAAAACCAGACACACCGAAATGTGATAATTTTGAATTATCCAAAACCATTGTTTGTATAAACGATCAGTGTTTTTTGGATATAAAAGCTTGTTTAGCCAGACGTAGGAAATATAAATGTCATTGTAAATATGGCGATGCAGTTAGAATTTTTGTTGGACAAATAACAGATAAAACCAAAAAATTAATAAGGAGAAACAGACCATGCGTACAAGCACAATCGAAGACATCGCAGAAGCCTACAACATTTTCTTTGGAACAGACACCTTCACAGAATTTGATGAAACAGGATATGAATATCAATCCTTCAATCAAGAAACGGCGCTTATTAAAAGGGAAAGTTTTGAAAAAGAATTAACGAAGGAGGCCAAAGAAGTTATTGAATTCATCATAAATTGCCCAAATGAATTGTTGGATATAGATGTTCGTGGATTGACCTGGAACAAAATCGTCCAACTTCTTATGAAAAGAGGTTGGTCAAATTATCGTTTACGAATCATTAACAAAGAAATTAGAAATTTCTTGAGGACGCTATGAAATCGAAAAAGAGAATTACCATCGAAAAGTTGGATGCAACCACCTCAAAAATCGATATGGGGGATTGGTCGATAATTGAACCTTGCTTGTCGTACAAATCTTTTTATTACAAGTGGGGGAGATTTCGAAAAGAGAGGATAGATTATATCAAAAAATGTGTTTTATATAAGCGGGGGAAATACGCTTATATTCTATCCGGATTTATCCCGAGGATAAAAGAATATTTATCGACAAGGGGGATTGAACTCGAAGTTTATGAGGAGGAACCAATTGAATTCAGCTTTGATGTTATGAAAGCAGTTCGAATGTTTGCCAAGAAACAAATCGAACTGCGGGATTATCAATTGAAATTGATCGAAACAGGATTAACCAAAAAACATGGAATAATAAAAGCTACTACGGGGACAGGTAAATCTTTTATTATTCTTGGATTGATTGCAAGTCTTGGAAGACAGGCAAATTGCCTCATTCTCTGCCATAATTCATCTATTGTCCAACAGCTTTATTCTCAATTGAAGACCTTCTTTACTGCCGATTCTATTTTGAAGCTGACGGGGGATACACCAGATGAATTAAAAATAAAAAACTTTGATAAAAGGATTGTAGTTGCAACTATCCAATCTTTTGTAAAGATTTCACCGGATTTTTATATCGATTATTTCTTTGCAGTTTTTGTGGATGAAGCTCATCGAGTTAGTTCGTTGGAAGGACAGTATTCATTTGTTTTATCCAAGATGCTTGCACCGGTAAGATTGGGGTTTACATCCACCCCACCGAATCAAGATGATGCTAAATTTGCCTATGAGGGCCTTTTAGGGCCGATTATAGGCGAGCTTCCTTTAGAAGAGGCCATGAGTAAGGGGGTTATAGCAAAGCCTCGTATTCGGCTTGTTAAGGCGCAATTTCAGTCTGGTTTGAAAGACCTTAGAGACTATGTTCAGGTTTATTATGAAGGGATAGTTGCGAATGAAAGCAGGAATCAACAAATTCTTGATATTGTGCAGGACATAATTGATAGGGAGGAAACAGTTTTAATTTTTGTAAATAAAATTGAGCATGGGGAGAACCTTGTTCGAATGGCAGAACAAAGGAATTTATCCTTGTTTTTTGTGCAAGGTTCATCCTCAGTAGAAATACGAGAACGAGTAAAATCAGAACTAAATTTAGGTCTGATTAAAGCTGTAATCTGTACTACAGTATGGAAAGAAGGAGTGGATATTCCAAATCTGCAAAATGTAATAAATGCAGGTGGAGGAAAATCGGAAATATCTGTTCTCCAGTCTATTGGAAGAGGATTACGAAGAACAGAAACAAAGGATTCATTGACGATATATGATTTCTTTGATTCTGGTCATTATTATCTTGTAATGCACTCCGGAGAAAGACTGTGCATTTATTTTGAACAGGAGTGGTTATGAACTTTGAAACAGTGGATATAATCGAATATTTTGAATCTTCTGGAATCAGTTATACGGTAACAGGAAAAAATCTTTCCAAGGGTTGGATTGGAATTCGTTGCCCATTTTGTGATGATCATTCCAATCATTTAGGGATTCATCTTGAAAGCAAAGTTTTTTCTTGTTTCAAATGCGGTACAAAAGGAAACATTATTAAACTGATTCAAGAGTTGGAGGATGTGGATTGGAAAAAAGCTATTTCTATTATCCAACAATATTCTGGTTCTGTTTTGAATTATGAAAACAAGCAAGAAATAGTATCCAACAAATTTCCAAAAATGAATCCTTTAGGTGTTTTACACAAGGAATATCTTGCTTCTCGTGGTTTTGATCCAGAATTATTGGAAAGAAAATATAAATTAAAGACGGGGGCTAATTTTACAAAATATCAAACTCGTTTAATTATCCCGTTCTTTGAAAATAGACGAATGGTCACGTTTACAAGTAGGGATATTTCTGGAAAGTCTGAAACAAAATATTTGCATCCATCAAGAACAGAAACTGCGATCACTCCAAAGGATACAGTTTTTAATATCGACACAGTTCGAAATTCTTGTTTGGTTGTGGAAGGATGTTTTGACGTTTTTCGAATGGGGGATGGTACAGTTTCTTTATCTGGTACTAAGTACACACAAAGACAGGTTAGTTTATTATCCAAGATCGATAGAGTTTTTGTTTTATTTGATCCAGAACCTGTTGCACAAGCACAGGCAAAGAAACTTGGAAATGAATTATCATTTTTAACGAGAGTGGAGGTTATACAACTTGATCTGGATAGAGACCCTGCTGATATGACTGAACAAGAGGCTATTGAATTGAGAAAGGAGCTTTCCCTATGAAATTTTTGAATTGTTACACCAAACTTCTTGGGAAAAAGAGAAGGAATTTGTTTTTGAAAGCACTTATTGAGATGAATTATCATTCGATCAACAATTTCTGCGTTAAAAATGATATATATAGACACAGAATTAGACAATTAATTGCTGGGGAGAATCCAACTGAAATAGAGGCTAATTTCCTGGCTAAATTACTAAAAATCAATCCACAGGAGCTTTTTTATGGCTATAAAATTGATAAAGAGAAAGGGGATAACAAGAACAAAACTAAATCAAGGACTGAAAAATCGGGTAGAAAAAGAAAAAAGATCACAGAAACAAAAAGAGTTTATCCACAGAAAAAACCTGTGGGAAAAAGTAAAGAAGAGCAAATTATCTATTATCTATGAATCTTATTATGATGGATTGATTAAGCCAAAAAGTACGAAAATACATGAATTTTGGCAATTAAACAGCTTTGAAGATTCTGTGTTGTATTTGCGAAGGGCTTTATCCGGAACCTTGTTCAATGATGTTCCACTTCCAGAAGAATATAATCCTTTGGTGGATACACGTTTTACAATTGATGATATTCTTAAAGCAATTGAAATTCATAAAATTGCTTTGACCAAAGATTATTATCCAACCAATAAACGAATTTTGAAAGTGCATCTTAATTCGTTTCTTTTGAACATCTATACAAAAACACCAATGATGTTCAGCTTCCTTGCTTATTGGACAATATTTGATGTGCAACCAAAAATTCCAAGGATTGATTCTGTAAATACCGGTTTGTTGGATAAATTGATGATAGAGTTTAAAGAAACTCTTCCAATTCGACAACAAAATATGGCACTAAAAACATTGGATAATATTATAAACGATATTGAAACAACACGAAGCATTGTTTCAATATCATGGGAATCTGCTCTCCTTCGTTATATGAAGGAAGAGTGTTTGTATCCGTCAGATTTGGTGAACTTTAAGTTTCGCAAGCAATTTGTGAAATATTACAAAAGGAGATATGGATCATGAAAATCAATAGAATCAAGGTGGATTCTTCTATTGAAAAACGAATTCTTGCTGGATTAGTTGTATCAAAGGAATTTTTGGAAAAAGTTTATCCAATTTTGAATCTAAACTATTTTGATACTCCTTACATTAAATCATTGGTACAACTTGCATCATTGTTCTATGAAACTTATTCTGAGCCTCCAATGGAACATATACGGGAAATGGTTCTTGGAGAATTCCGGGGAAATGATTCGTTGGATGCAATGCTAAAAGTTGTCGATGATATTTTATCCCTCTATAAAACAGGAAGTTTTAACATTGAATACATGATTGATCAGGTGATTTCTTTCTTCAAAAAGAAAGAATTGGAAATCATCATGAACAATATGAAAATTTACATTGATAGGGGAGATGTGGATAAAGCTGAACAAGAAATTGTGTCGTTCCATAAAATAACGAAACCAACCTTTGAAGAAAGCGACTTTATTTTTTCTGAATCCGCAATTCTTTCTGTAGGTACAAACGAAGATGATAATTCTCTTTTAAAGATGACAAAGGATTTAGGAAAATTTATTGGAGGATTAAATAGAGGCTGGCTTGTTGGAATTTCTGGACCATTCAAAAGAGGAAAATCCTGGCTATTAAACGAATTTGCAGTTATTGCCGCTTTATCCAGTTTGAGAGTGGCATATTTTTCATTGGAAATGAGTGCTGTGGATGTAAGGAAAAGACTTTATCAACGATTAACTGGAACATCGGATAATTCTGGTTTAACCATTTTTCCATGCTTTGATTGTAAAAAGAATCAGAATGGTTCTTGTACAAATCCACAAAGAGTAAACAAATATCCATTCAAAGGAGAAAAAACTGGTAAAAACTATAAACCTTGTTCCATTTGCAGAACTATAGAGGAGAACAAAAAAGATTATGAAGTTGCTATTTGGAGAGAGGAAATAAATGTTCCAAAATTATCCACAGCACTTGTTCATGAAAAAATCGCTGCTTTACAGAAAATTGGAAAAGTGAACATCTGGTTGAAAACAAAACCAAGATTTTCTGCTGCTGTAAAGGATATTGAAGCTGATCTGGATAATTTGGAAATCTCCAACAGTTTTATTCCAGATGTAATTATTATCGACTATGCGGATATTTTACAAGCCGACGATAATACTTTGGTTGGAGTACAAAAAGAAGATGAGGTCTGGATGGCTTTAGCACGAATGGCAACGAAACGAAATGCTTTAGTGATTACAGCTACACAATTAAACAAGGATGCTTTGTCTGCAAAACAAATCAGTGTTTCTCATACAGCCAAATGGATAGGTAAATTGGCTCATATCGATGTAATGCTTGCTCTAAATCAAACACCTGAAGAGAAAGCTATTGGATTAATGAGAATGTCTGTTATTGAACATCGTCACAAACGATTTATCGAAACACAGAATTGTTATATCCTGCAGAATTTAAGTGTTGGTCAACCAAATTTGGATTCATACATGGAGGATGAAAATGATAATCAATATTTTGTATCAAATAAAAATTGATGAAAATCTTTGGTTTGGGGAGGATGAAAATGCAAAACGAATATTTTTCGATGTTGTGTTAAGAGAAGGAATTGTTCTTCATTCAAATGAAATTGGAGAGGAAATATCTGATAATGTGAAATTTTTATCAGCACAAATTGTGGAGGATGTATGAAAAATCTCGAAGTATGGACCGGGGATAAAACACAAAAAGTTGTCGGAGTAAACTGGAACCGTATAAAAGAGTTTTCAGAATTAAAACCTCTTATTGAGGAATACAAAAAGGATGTTTATATTTTTGGCGATGCTATGTATCCACCAATCATTTCAGATAAAGTTGGAGGTTATTTCTTATGGCATAATAAAAAGAATTTTATTGGTCGGGAGTATATGTGTCTATTCAATTCATATTATTGCGAATTGATATTTGAAATCGTTCATCAGGATCAAATTATACCTACATATCAGCTTGCTAATCAAACCGTTGTTGATGGATACTCAGGAATCATCACACTCGTATTTGAGAATGCGTATGCTTTTAATAGACGCATCATAAATCAGTTAATTATTGATGATTTTAGAATGGTACTAAAGTCTCCGGTTAAACGAAAATATCAAAGTTATCCAGACAAACTGGTCGATTACTGTGATATACTCAAATTGAAGTCTCAATAAGAGGCTGATAACAACAACCAAACGAAAGGAAGGGCAAATGAAGTCGGTTAATGAAATCAATGTCAAGGAAATGCGTCAGGTTATGAGCGAGTTCAATTCTATATTGACCAAACTCGGAAAACCCAAAATCAAAGTGGTTGGAAAAACGGAAGATGTTATTAAAAATTTTTCCAATAAGATTGAATCTTTGACTGAGGATGAACAGGAACAATTGACATCCTCAATTGTGGATTTCTATAACGATCTTTACGCAGATGAAATCGACGAGGAGGATTCGTCTGAATTAGAAAAAGAATTGGAAAAAGAACTTGACGAGGAGGATGATTCTGATCTTGACGATGAGGATGAAGACAAAGATGGTAAAGAAGAGGATAATGCCAATCTTGAAGAAGAGGATAAAACCAAAGGGGATAAAAAAGAAGAGGATGATTCTGATCTTGAAGATGATGATTATTATCTTGAAGAGGAGGATGAAGACAAAGAGGATGAGCCCAATCTTGAAGAAGAGAATGAAAAGGAAGAAGTTCCAGAGCCCAAGAAACGTGGGAGAAAACCAAGGGGAGCTTCGATTATACCGAAAGAGCCTAAGAAACGTGGGAGAAAACCAAAGGGATTTTCGGTTGTTAAGGAAGAACCTAAGAAACGTGGGAGAAAGTTCAATACAAAGGTATATCAAGATAATGATTCGCCCATCAAAGAATATAAACGTCCGAAAAAACCTTTGCTTGATGGAGTAATGTCGAAACTGGTTTTTCCAAAGGAAGTATTAAAAGATGTGGATAAATTCATTCTTAATAATAAACTTCCTAAAACAAAACTGGCTGACAACATTCTCCTGAAAGTTTTGATGAACGAGTCTGTTTCTTTGAGTGCAAAGGATATTTATACAGCAGCACAAAAATATAGCGGGTTTCATCTATCCTATGAACGTTGTAAATCGGAGATAGGCAAGCTTCGTTGTGTATGGTCATTGCTTGCTCTTTACAATGAGGATAAAGGTTTGACTAAAAAGATCGGTCAAGCTCTCGCCCTTATGTTTGCAGGAGAGAAGATCACCGATAAAAATCTGGTTATTGATAGATCAACTATTACAGTAATTCAACGTGCTCTTCGTGCAGTTTATGATGTTGCTGTGAAGAAAGGATAATTATGTTAAACCAAATTCTTCAAACCATTGATTCGGTTTTATCCGAAAGCACAGTCACAAGTTCTGGAAATCTTGTGTTTTCAAATGGAAAGAAGATTTGGGCATCTAATGGGAATATCTATATCCAAGCTGATATAGAATTCCCAAAAGGATGTTTCTATACACCAATTCTTTCCCATGCAATCAAGGCTTTGGGCGATCAATACAAAATGAGGGATGAAGAAACCTTTGTATATCTATCCAACAAGAACAATAGATTCAAGATTGCAAAGGTAAACACTGAACCACTTGAAATGTTGAAATTCGATCCCAATGGAGAATTGGAAGAATTTGATCTTATAAATTTCAAATTGGTTTTAGAAGGAGCAGTAAAAAGTCGTTTAGCACAATTAGGTGCCGTATTCTTTGATTCAACAAACTTTTTTGCATCTGATAATTCAAAATTGATTGTACATAGACATAATTTAACTGTGCCAAACAAATTTCAAATTTTGGTGGATGTGGCGGATAAATTGATAAAGTTCCAACCAAAATCGATTAGTGTGTCGGATAAACTTTATGCAGAAAATCATATTCCATCCATGCAATTGATCCTTGCTCCAGTATTTAATGAAGAGCAAATACCGTATGAATGTTTTTTAGATGGACAACCAAAATTTTCTTTGGAAATTCCAGAATTGAATCAATTCATAGAGGATATGAAAACTGTTGTTCTTGGAACAATTGATGAAAAAATTATACATTTATCCATAACTGAAAAAGGAATTAAATTGAAAGGTTCATCCTCCTATGGAGAACTTGAATCATTTCTTCCAACAAAGTCCTCAGTAAATTTATCCTTTAAAATTCTATTGAAACATCTTGATGAGATTTCAGGATCAACAGCAGAGTTTGTGGATTTATCAGATAAAACCTTCCTAAGAACAAAAACAGATCAAACTACCAAAGTTATTTTGATCAACACAATCGACGAAGAATAGGAGGATAAATGGGCTTGTTTGATATTGATCCAATGATGGAAAATTGTGCAAAATGTGGATTGGATAAGACATGCAAAACTCCGAAAATGAAACCATCTGGATTAGGTTATAAACAAGCCCTCATCATTGGAGAAGCACCTGGAAAGACCGAAGATGAGGAAGGAGAACAGTTTGTTGGAGAATCAGGCCAAGTTCTTCAAGAACAAATTCGGAATAATGGTTTATCCTTCAATAATGATTTTTGGAGGATAAACGCAGTAAATTGTTGGCCCAATATTTCTCGATCTAAATCCCGCACACCAATATCAAAAGAAATCAAACTTTGTAATCCTTATCTGAATTCCATTATTAAACAATTAGAACCAAAACATATCCTTGTAGTTGGAGGAATTGCTCTTGAATCTGTTTTCCTTGGAGATTTTGAAAAAACTCCTATAACGGTACTTCACGGCAAAATCATTCCTGATCAAAAATATAAATGCTGGATACTTCCTGTTTTTCATCCAAGTTATATCATGCGAAATGAATATGATCAGAACCTGAAATGTGTTTATGAACGTGATATGTCAAGAGCAATTGGTTGGATAAAGAAAAAAAGAGAATTTCCAATATATGGTTTGAAATATGATTTGATCACAGATTTTCCAACTATTATCCAAAAATTGAAAAAAGTTGCACAGGAGAAAAAAACAGTTTATTTCGACTATGAAACTACTGGACTAAAACCGTTCAAAAACGGACATAAAATTGTTTGCGTTTCAATGTCTGTAAATAATCAAACCTTTGCTTTTCCTTTCCAATATCGAGGTATTTTCTCATTGGATGAACAAGAACAAATTCGAAAACTTCTTGCAAGAATATTTTATGTTTGCCCATTAGAAGCACATAATTTCCAATTTGAAGATATATGGACAAGAAACATCATCGGTATTCATCCACAAAATTGGCGATTTGATACGATGATTGCAGCACATATTCTGGATAATAGACAAGGTATTGCTGGATTGAAAATGCAAACCTATCTGAATTTTGGCATTCGTCCTTATGATCGACATGTATCCAGCTTCTTGAATGCAGAAGGATCAAATGAATTCAATAAAGTCGAGCAAATTCCTTTGATGGAATTATTGGAATATTGTGCGAAGGACTCAGGGTACGGTGCAATGCTTTCTGCCATACAAAAGAAACAACTCATCCAACAAGACCTTATGAATCCATATAAATTATTCCATGAAGGAAATCTTGTACTTGCAGATATGCAGCAGCATGGAGTTTGTATGGATGAAAAACACTTTGAAGAACAGGAATCTATCCTTATAGAAAGAATTAAAAAAATAGAGGATGAATTGATGTCTTCAAATGAAAGTAGGAAATTTCGTAATATTACTGGGCATGAAATCAATTTGAATTCAAATAAGGATATCAGTATTTTGCTTTATGAAATTTTGAAATTAGACCCAAAATATACCAAAAATGGAAATCTATCCGCTGATAAAAATACACTGGTTGATGTGGATAATCCATTTGTAAAAAAATTATTGGAAAGAAAGAAACTTGAAAAGGTGAATGGAACTTATATCGCACAATTCAAAAGAGAAATTTACCATGATAAAATTCATCCAATGTTCAACTTGGGAAATGTTGTAAGTTTTCGATCCTCTTCTCAAAGACCAAATTTTCAGAATATTCCAATTAGAGATGAATTGATTAAACCGATACTTAGAAAAGGGATAAAAGCATCGGAAGGAAACGTTCTATTCCTTTTTGACTTTTCTGGCGCTGAGGTTCGAACGTCTGCTTGTTTTAATCAAGACCCGGTAATGATAAATTATATCAATGATCCAACCACAGACATGCATCGTGACACAGCTTGTTCTATATGGATGCTTCCAGTAGAGGAAGTCACAAAGGACATAAGATTTTATGCAAAGAACATGTGGGTTTTCGCTCAATTCTATGGCTCTTATTGGGCCGATTGCGGGGAAAATCTTTGGAAGACGTGTATCGAGTCGCTTGATCTAAAAACAAAGTCAGGAAAGCCTTTGATAGACCATCTAAGGGAAAAAGGAATAAAGACCAAGGAAGAGTTTTTGAACCATTGTGAAAAAGTGGAGGATGAATTTTGGTCTGAACGATTCAAAGTTTATGCTCAATGGAAGAAAGACATCAATCGGAAATATCAAAAATATGGATTTATCGAAACGTTCTTTGGTTTTCGTTTCTCTGGATTGATGAACAGAAAACAAGTCTGTAATTATCCTATCCAAGGTCATTCGTTTCATATTCTTTTGTGGATTGCAATTAAATTACGAAAATTCATCAAAGAAAACAAGATGAATGCTAAAATGGTTTTAGAAATTCATGATGAAATCATTTTTGACACACCATTGGATGAAGTTCCAATCATTGCAAATGAAGTTAAAAGAATCATCCACAAAGATTTAAAAAAGTTTGATTGGGAAGTTGTCCCATTTGAAGTTGAATTTTCAATCACACCAATCAATGGATCATGGTATGAAAAAACAGATTGGAAGGAGGAGGACCTATGAACAAAGTTCAAGTTGAATACGGTGCCACAATCAACATTGGAAATTTTGAGAGTATAAGAATATCGGTTCGTCTTGAAGACGTTGTTACATCCACCGAAAAAGAAACTGTGGATGAACTCTATAAAAGAGCCAAAAAATATGTCCTTCAAAAAGCTCGTAATGAGGCCATAAATGATTGATCAAATTTTTAATGAAAATTGTTTAGATACAATGAAACGTATGAAGGATGATTTCATTGATTTAATTGTTACAAGTCCTCCATACGATAATCTTCGTGACTATACAGGATACAGTTTTGAGTTTGAGGCAATTGCACAAGAGCTTTATAGGATAATAAAACCGGGTAGGGCTGTTGTTTGGATTGTGTCGGATCAAACTATTGATGGAGATGAAAGCGGAACCAGTTTTAGACAAGCTTTGTTTTTCAAAGAAATTGGTTTCAAACTTAATGACACAATGATTTGGAACAAACAAGCTTCTGGTACAGTTGGATGTTTGCAAAGAAGATATTTTCAAACTTTTGAATATATGTTTATATTTTCCAAAGGCGTTTTATCCGTGTTCAATCCACTAAAAGACAGACTCAATAGAGGGGCTGGACAATTGATTTCAAAACGATATAGAGATAAAAACGGAGAAGTGAAAAGAAAAGCCCAGTCTCATAGGAGATATTCTGATTTTGGTTATCGATTTAATGTTTGGGATATTTATCCATTAATTGAATTAGAATATAAAGATCATCCTGCACAGTTTCCATTAGTTCTTGCACAAGATCATGTCATATCATGGAGTAATCAAAATGATTTGATTTATGATCCATTCCTTGGAAGTGGAACAACAGCTTGCGCTGCTATTAAAACAAACCGACACTATCTTGGTTCGGAAATTTCAAAAGAATTCTATAAATTAGCCAAAGAACGAATTGAAAAGACAAAAGAAAGGACACGGTTATGCCTTTACACACAGATTTAAGACCAAAGACCTTGGATGATTTTCTTGGCAATGCATCATTGAAAGATGCGTTGAAATCAGCTTTAGAGAAAAATATACAAGTATATTTAATTACTGGAAAATCTGGTTGTGGCAAAACTACTATAGGACGAATCATTGCAAATTATTTGGGGATAAACGAATATCATGTGAATATCATCAATGCTGCCGATTCAAGAGGCATTGACGCCATTCGAGAAATCATTGTTGATTCCAAAAACTCTCCTTTATATGGAACAAAGAAGATTTATATTCTCGAAGAAGCACATCAAATTTCTGTTCCAGCACAAGAAAGTTTGTTGCAGTTTTTGGAAGAACCTCCCAAGAATGTGTATATTGTGCTTACTACAACAAATCCAGAAAAACTAAAGGACACATTAAAACGACGATGCTTTGTTGGAGAAGTAAAACCTATCCTTCAATCAGACGTTGTAAAACTTTTAAAGACAACAAAAAAGAAAATATCGAGAAAAGTCTTCGAGAAGATTTTATCCGAATGTGAAGGATCAGCAGGAAAGATTTTGAAAGTTTTGGATACAATAGATGGACTAAGCGAAGAAGATGCTTTATCGATGATTTCTTCTGCTTCTGAGGATAATGCAGAAATTATCCAAATTTGCAGGGTTTTAGTGGATAAAAGATTATCTCCGAATGAAAAATGGAATAAATGCAGAAATGTTTTACAAAAACTTGAAATTCCGCCAGAATCAGCCCGACACATTGTTTTGAGTTATTTGAATAAATGTATTTTGAACTCAAACCAGACCGATCTTGTTCCGATGCTATTGAATTTTAGTGAAAATTATTATGATGCAGGTCTTTCAGGTTTAATTCTTTCGGTTTATTCGTCAATCTTCAACGAATAAGTGATACAATAAAAATAAATCAAAGGGGGTAAGAAATGAATTTTTCAATTGATTTTCATGATTTGGGCAAGGGCTGGATCGAACAAGTGGATATGACTTTTGAATACGGAAAAAATGTCTTTCTGCTTGAATTGGAACGAAATCAGTTAAAAGATAAATTGGAAGCAGTAAAGTCTCAGATCGATATGGGGATCAGGAGTAATTCGGATAAAAAGCCCACTGAGACAGCCATTTCGTCCATGATTGTTCTCGATCCAAATTATCAACAAGCTTTGGTTGAATTGTACGAATGTGAACGTAAAGTACGAGAAGCTAAGAACATCTACAACACATTGGAAACACGTCGAAAGGCTTTAGAAGGCTTGACTCAGCTTTATGTGGCAGGATATTTCAGTTCGAAAAATATTGAGTTGCCTGATATTGCCAAAACACAAATACAGGAGGAACAACATGAAAAATTAAATAAATCAAAAGCAATAAGGAGACTGAAAAATGCACGGATGGAGTGATGTGTTCTTATTTACGTTGGCATGGCCCGGTATGATATTAACTGTATATATAATTGCAAGAGTAATATCCTACGCAATCATCAAAAGCAAAGAACAATGGAGGATAAAAAATGAAAGGTCTAAGAGATAAGTTCCGATCACAAAGAGAAAAATTGATGAATCGTCATCTTGAACAAGTGGAATCTGCAAATGAAAAGTTTACAAGACCGACCATCTTTGATCTAAGCAAGGTTCCAGAAGGAAGAGGGTTTTGGTATCCTAAGAAAGGGGATCATCTTATTGATATTATCCCTTTCTTTGCTGGCAATCAGCATCCAAGAGTTTCAGAAGGAGATGCTTCTTATGTTGTCGATCTTTATGTTCATTCTTTGATCGGCCCGAAATCCGAGCCTTTTGTTTGCCAAACAAAAAATTTCAATGGAACTGATCCAATTTGTGAATATCTTGCTCGAAATCGTCTTCCTACCGAAGAGTGGAAGAAATTCTCTCCAAAGCGCAGGACAGTATATTTGGTATGGGTTCATGATACTCCTGAGGAAGAAGCCAAAGGAATTCAAATTTGGGAAGTTGCTCATTGGTTCTTTGAAGCCCATGTTGATGAAATCTCGAAGTCTCCAAGAGGTGGCGGAGCTATTGTTTTCTCCGATCTCGATCAAGGAAAATCAATTGCGTTTTCGATCAAAAGTGCTGGGAAATTTCGGGATGACAATGGAGCAGAACGAGACTCTGTTTCGTATGTCGGACATCGTTTTGTAGATAGAGATGAACCTATTCCGGATCGAATTGTAGATCAATCTTTTTCACTTGATGAAATTATTAAGATGCATCCTTCTACAAAGGAAGTCGAAGAAGCCCTCTCTTTCATGATTGATGCACCTATCAAACGATCTTCTTTTACAAAACCTTCTCGTATAAAGGAAGAAGATATTGATATTCCTGATGAAAATGATGAGGACGAGGAGGAAGAAACTGAAGATGAGGTCGAGGATGATGATGTTGAAGAAACAGATGAGGGATCAGAAGATGTTTCAGAATGTCCTCACAATAACTTCGGTGCTGGATTTGATAAATATGATGATTGTACCTTCTGCGATTTGTATGATGAATGCGGTGATAAAGCTGAATCCTTGAAGAAAGAAGCACCAAAGGATAAAACCAAAAAACTTCGGAGAAAATAAAAATG